ACATTTCGGGCCGGTCGTTCTCGCCGACCTCGTACAACTTGCCGGCCTCAACCGGACCGCCGACCGCCTTCGCGCCAGACACACCGAAGAACGAACCGGCCATGCTAAGTCCGGCCGCCAACAGCCCACCGCCACGGCTGCCGGTATCCTTGCTAACCGCACCGAACAAACCATCCATAAGTTGAGCGGCCGCAGCCTCGGCGATCATTCGCTGAATAACCTTCCCGAAGTTCGCGGCCATCCCGTCGACGCCATCGGCGAACGGATCAAAAAGGAAATCCGCAAAGGCGCCTTGCATGTTCCGCGCTGCCTCGTCGGCGAAGACGCTCATCACGTCCTTGGTTTCCGAAAGCTTGTCCTGTGCTTTCGATAACCCGGTATCAAGCCCAGACATCACGTCGTCATATTGCGTCTGGTTAATGTCCCCCGCGTTGAGGGATTTCCGAAGGGTTTCGACCGATGTTTGATAGTCGTTCAATAGCTTCTGGCCGTCGGTAAACGTCGACTCCTGTACGCGGTTGAACGCCTCGGTTCGCTCGGTATGATCCTTGATTGCCTTCTGGCCTTTTTCGTACGCGTCGACTACGGCAAGCGCAGCCGTAGCGGCCCGGAGCTGACTCTCTGTTGCGCCGTCTTGAGCGAGTTTGTACAGGGCCGTTTGAGTCGTCGTCATGCCGACGGTGGCGGCTTGCTCTTGCATCGCTGCGACTTGTTTGTCGATAGCCGCAGCCGCCTTCTCGGCAGCCTGAGCGCCTTTGTCGACTTCGACAGTTTGGCGCTCCAATGCAACGCGGACATTGTGGGCGACCTTCGCGGCCTCCTTACCTTTTGCGCTGTACGTACCATCCCAGAGTTTGTCGATTCGCCCCTCGGCCTTTGCGGTCGCGGCGTCGATATCGGCATTGGCTTGCTTGAGGGTATCGGCGGCGATAGCAAATTCACCACTTGCCGCTTGAGTCGCTGCCGCTGCGAGGCCGGCAATTCCGATGGCTTCGGCTTGGAGGTGACCACCGAGAGCAATCGCCAGCGAGGTTACAACCTTGAGTACATCGCCGAGGCCCGAAGTCGATTCGGCGGCCTCGTCCGAGTTGTCGGCGAGGTCGAGCATTAGCCCGGTGATATCGTTTAACGCCGGCAATAGATCGGCGGCGAGGTTGTTCGCCATCCCCCGGCCGATACCGTCGAGCGCGGTCATCGAATCATTGAACTGGTCGGCGGCTGCGGCGTTCTCCGCGCTCATTACGAGGCCGAGCTTTTGCGCCTCGGTCATCAAGTCGGTAATGCCTTCCTTCCCGCTATTGAGTAGCGGAATAAGTTTTGCGCCCGACTTGCCGAATAGGTCTTGTGCTAGTGCCGCCTTGTTCGCGCCGTCCTCGTACCCCTGGAATTTATCGGCGACTTCTAACAGAACTTTGTCGGCGTCCTTTAGGTTGCCATTCGCGTCGCGGACCGATACACCGATATCGGCAAAGGCCGCAGCCTGCTTTTTACCGCCAGCCGCAGCCTGAGAAATCGTCTTGTTAAACTTGGTTAGCGCGCCGGTTAGCGACTCCTGTTCGACCCCCGCCGTCGAGGCGGCATAGCTCAAACTTTGATACGCCTCGATACTGATGCCGATAGCTTGCGCCGTCTCGGCCGCAGCGTCGGCCGCGTCAATACTTTGTTTGATCCAGCCAGCAAATGCGCCGGTAGCAAACCCGGCGATTGCTGCACCAATCATCTTGCCGATTCGCTGGTATCGGCGCTGCTGGTCCTCGGCGAACTTTTGCGAGAGACGGTTCGCCTTTCCTAAATCGGATTCGAGCCGCGCCAAGTTCGCGGCAATATCAATTGTCAGCGTACCGAGCGACATAGTGAAACCTCAGAAAAGGGAATCGATGGCGGCCGAGTGTTCGGCCGGGTCGTCGTATTCAAGCGGTGGGAGTGTGTTCGTTTGGATTTCGTATTCGACTTGGTAAAACGCCATCCAGTCGACAAGTTGCGGGGAGGACATTTGCCGCTCCAGAGCGTCAACATTCCACACGCCCATATCTCGGGCGAGCTTGAAAAGGAAGTAACGCTCAGGGCGGCTTCTTAGTTTTTTGCGACTTCCTCGGTCGCGGAAACAAAGAAGCGATTCAGTAGAATCGCCGCGTCTGAAATAGCGCCGATTGGTCCGTCTGATTTATTCGCCAGCTCGGCCATATCCTCCGCGCTGAATAGCGGTACGCCGTCTGCGTCGGTAATCGAAAGCGCGACGAGGCGAAGCTTTACATCAAGCATCGCGCCGACTGTATCGCCCCCTTCTTGTTTGACGGTGCCGAGGCGAGCCCACTCGCCGAGAACGGTACTGCGGTCCCGTACCGATAGGGCGGTGATTGTTACGTCACCGCCCCACTCTTCGATATGGATTACCTGCTGGGCTCGGTCTTTTGCGCTCAGGATTTGATCGCGATTAAGCACTGGCCACCTCGTAAACTTCGCCCGTGATCGTAACCGCCAACGTACCGGCGTTGGTCCCGTCGACCGCGCCCGAGTCGCTCAGCGAGCGCACGTAGCCTTCAAAGATTTTGATGTAGCCGTTTTGTTTGACGAGCTTGAACCAACGCGGCAACGCTTCGCGCTTGGCGACCTTTGCCTCGATTTGGAATGCGTCGTCTTCGACGTAGTGAAGGTCTGCCGACATACCGCCGAAGTCTTGCAGGCCGAGGGATTTTTCCTTAGCGGTCGAGCAGAGAGTCGTGGTATCGATCTCGCTCGCCTGTCCGTCGAAACCGGAATACGACTTGTGCTGGCAGGTTTCGAAGAACTGAAGCAGCGCGGCAGTACCGGCGCTGCCGTAAGTTGTGAAGCTCGTCGAGTTAATATTCGCGAGGACGACGGTTGTGGCGGTCGTCGTTTCGACGATGCCCTCAAGGCCGTTAATTTCGGTCATCCCGACTACGGCGGCGAATCGCAATACATCGCCTTTCACAAAGGTATGCGACGCGAAAGTCACCACGGCTTTTGCCGCCTTGGAAATGCCGGTGATCGTGGTAGTCGTGAGCGTTGCTGCGGCGTTCTCGATATAGAAGTGGGTGCCCTGCGAGGACACGGCGCGGCTTTTGGAAGTCATGGGAATTACTCCGAGCGTATAGGGTTGGGGGGTCGTGTGGCTTGCGGGGGAGTTCGTCGGCGGTACGCCGCTTGATTACTTTTGTTATACAATTCGAGGTCGTCGCCCCGAGTTCCGTGGGCGATCTGCCCAGGGGACAGAACCTAATGACGATGAAGGCTTCGATAATTTCGATTAGCAACAAGGCGCAGGCCGCGCTAGATGCGACCGCGCTCGATAAGGGGGAGCTGCGTGTGGTTCCCGGCAACTTTTACCAGCAGTTCGATCAGGTCGACCTTTCGGGCTTCGCCCTCCGGCATGGCCTATATGTCCTCCCGACTCGGGAGCTGCTCGACAGGATCAACGAACTAATCTTAGAAGCGAGCCCGAGCCGTTCGGCTATCGAAATCGGCAGCGGTAATGGCGTACTCGGGAGAGCGCTCGGCATCCCTTGCACCGATAACTTTATGCAAGATGACCCGAACGTTCGGGCGCTATATACGCAGATGGGCCAGCCGGTCGTTGCCTACGGTAAGCACGTCGAGCGCCTCGACGCTCAGGAAGCTGTCGACCGTTATCGGCCCGAGGTCGTCGTCGCCGCTTGGGTAACTCACAAGTTCAACGAGGACGAACCCGAGCGCGCCGGCAATATGTTCGGCGTCGACGAAATCGAACTACTGAGCAAGATCAAGCGCTATATCTTTGTGGGGAATTTCTACGTTCACCAACAGAAACCACTTCTCGCGAAGCCGTACATGGTTTACGAAAGCGACGTGCTTTTCTCCCGGTCGCAAAAGCCGCAGGGCAACGCCATCGTGGTATGGGACAACCCGGAATACTTGGAGCAAACCAAATGAATATGCACGCAAAATACGCGGCCGACATCGAACAATACGGCTTTACGGCTATCGGCGTCGGCGACCCCGCAGGAACGTTTTACTACAGCATTGGATTGACCGAACTCGGACACCCCGAAGTCTTTATCAGCGGCCTTCACCCCAAGGACTGTCACGGCCTTCTCCGTGATATTTACGACAGGATCAAGACCGGGGAAAAGTTCGTCGCCGGGCAAGTCGACGAGTCACTCGCAAACCTCCCGCTAGCGTTCCGTTACTTGCCGGAATCGGTCGCCCGAGAATTCTGCTGTCAGACGGTGTTCTATTACGAGGAGCGAGGGATAGCCCCGACGTTCCTGCAAATCGTTATCGCCGACCTGAACGGAATGCTTCCATGGCAGGACGGGTATGACGCCGAATATATGAAGTGCCAACGGCATTTGTGGGTCGACCTGAGCTAACTACGCCGTCACCTGCCAGACCGAATAGTCGACGACAACGCGGTGCAGTTTTGTCTCGTTGTCGTATAGGTCTTGGTCCCCGATGAACACAACCTCAAATAGCGCGCTAGCCTCGATTGCAGTTTCGACGGCGAGCGCGATTTGCTTCGATTGTTTGTAGTTCGGCGACCAGCAATCGAGCTGGATTCGCGCATGGCGCATCAAGCCCGAATCCGTCATCGAGGGGATACGCTCCCCGGTGATTAACGAGTAAGTCACATACGGGCGCAGCTCTCCCTCGGGGAGCATTCCCGCAGCAACCCGAGTGCCTACCAAGGCAGTGACGGCAGGGGCCGCAAGAAGTACCGTCTGTACGTCTGATTCGATCATGCCGCAACGCTCCCGAGTTCCCGCGCTAGCTTCTCCGCTTCCTTCACAACCCGCTTCTTGCAGTACTCTTCAAACTTGCGGAGCGCCTCGAATTTCTTCGACTCGAACGCCGGCCGCAGGAACGGGGTTTTCGTGAGCTTCGCCGTACCGAATTCGAGGAACAACCAGTAAAACGGGTCATCGGGATTTTGAGCCGCTGCCTTGTTAACCTTGCCACCTTTGAACGCTTTGATCTGCTTCGCCTTCAACCCGCGCACCGTAACGTAAACCCCGAATTTATCCCGGCGCGAACGCTTGATAACGATGGCCCGCTTTACCGTGCCGGGCTTCCGGTACTTGCTCGGCGCCTTGAGGATTGGCACCCGAGACTGAGCATCCTTGCGGATAACTTGCCCGGCTGCGCGTAGTCCGGCGCGGACAACCTTCTCGCCGATTCGGGCGGGGAGTGCCTCAAGCGTTCGCTGGAGTTCCTTCAACCCTTTAACGTTGATGCTATCGACCATCGGTCAGCCCCTCGTTCGCCAAGATTTCGAGCGACGCGCCAATCTCACGCGGGTTGATAACAGACTGAATATCAAACGGGCGGCCGTCGTAAACTGCACGCTGCGACGCCTCAAGCCCGGCCCGATATCGGCAGCGGATTCGGTGCGTCACTTCGGCCTGTACTTGTTGGGCGGTCAATAGTTCGCGCCCACTAATCGGCTCGACGGAAGCCCACAAGGTCGCGACAAAATCCCACCCTTCGACCGGCTGGCCGAACTCGTCGCGGCCGGTCTTACGCTTCTCGAACGTAACGCGGTGCCGTAGCGGGCCGAGTCTCATACGACCCCCGGAATCACAAAGGGAGCGAGCAACGATTCGACGCTAAGCGGCACGCTAGAAACAATCGTCCCGATTACGACCGGCTCCCGGTTTTGATCCCAGTGCGCGACAAGTAGCATTAGGGCCGATGCCAGGTCAGAAGGAACCGCACCAGCCGCGCCATAACCCGCCGTGAACTTGATACGGACGGCCATTGGTTGCGCTCGGGTTGCCGGCCATTGCTTCTGATAGGCGCGGTGGATCATGCCAATCATGCCGTTTTTGTCGACGAGGTATTCGGTCGACGGCAGAACAACGGTCGCCCCGGTCGAATCGATGTAGCTGATTTCGTCAACCGTTTGGAGCGGGGGAAGCGGGAGCGAAATAGAACCGCACGGGAACGCGTCGAGGGTTAGCGCCCAGCTCTGCGTTACGAACGCTCGCCGGGTAATACTCTCCGCGTGTTTGGTCGCGGAAGCGATCAACCGCGTCACCCCGGCGTCGTCCGTAGCGTCGTCAATACGCAGGCGCGTTTTGACTTCGGCCAACGTAACAGGCTCGGTTACCGGAGGGGTGAGCAATTCTAGGCGCATGATTTATGCCTCGCTAATTTTCAACGCGTAGGCCACGGCAGCCTTGTCGTCGTCGACCCAGCCGAGCGCTTTCAAGGTCGCGACAACCGGCGCGGAAAACTCCGCGACTTGGTTTGGTTTGTAGTCGACTTGTTCCAGAGTGAAGGCAACAAGACAACGTGTAGAAATCAATTTAGTTACGGCCATTTTTCCACCCTTCCGCTAACGAAAAAGTGGGGCGACCCGAAGGCCGCCCCGGTTGTTTCTTAGGTAGCAGAGTGCGCGTAGTACTTCACGGCAGCAGTGTCGACGAGGTTACCGCCCGAGCGGATGAAGGCGAGGAAGCCCACCTGACCCTTCGAGGCGTAAGCCGAATCGTCGAAGCGCATCAAGTTCACGGCCATTGCGTCGCGAATGATGTACTTCTTCATGTCGCCGTAAATGATCGACTTCGCGTTAGCCGCAGGCACCGGCATATCGTTGTTGATTACTACGGATTTGCCGAGCAGCAAGTCCGGTGCGCCAGCGGTAATACCGGCCTCGTAACCCGGTGTCCAGATTGGACGGCCAGCGGTGTCCTTCAGTTTGCGCAGCAAGCCGCGAACGGTTTGGGCGAACATGAATTTGCACTCGCCGCCGAGCTGGTAAGCCTCGTTTACGGATTCGAGCAAATCAACCAAGTCGTCATAGATGACGGTCAAGGTTTGGCCGGTGGTGCCGACCTTGCCGGAGGACGCGCCAGTCACGATACCGCGAGGCTGGGCGGTGCCGGTCCCGGTGGTGAAGTGCTGGTTCGTAATACGGCCGATACGCTCGATGATGCGCGCACGGACGAACGCCTCAATATCGACGCTCGAATCTTGCAGCAGCTCGATTGGAACGGCGATAACCTTGGAGCTGTATTTGAATACGTTCAGACCCACGGTGCCGAACGACGGGTCGAGCGCAGCGGCCGCAGTGTTTTCCGCCAGCAGCTCGCCGACTTCGGCGGTGCCGTCGCTGGTTGGGTAGCTCAGCGGATTACCCTGCGCGGTGGTCAGAAGTTGCGCAACAGCGCGCATACCGCCGAAGTCTTTCAGCGAGTTAATCAACTCGGAAGCGATCAGCGAAGGAACGGTGTAACCACCCTCGGAGCCGGTAGTGGTCGACATGGTGTTGTAAAGCTTGGTCGCTTGTTCGGCGCTCAAACCCTTTTCACCGCGACGCATCCAGCAATCAAAAATCTTGATATCCGACAGCATGTCCTCGGTATCGCGTTTGGCTTTCGGGTCGCGGTCGCGGTCGCGGTTCTGAACGTGTTCTTCGGCGGCGAGGTCGAGCAGCTTTTGCTCGCGCTCGATACGCTGATCGATTTCGACGATTTCGCCGGTCAGGCCGTCATACTTGGTCTGGTTCTCGGCGGTCCACGCCTTGTCCTTCGATTCGTCCAACAGCTTGCGCGCCTCAACAGCCAGACCGTTACGGCGCTCGCGCATGGTTTGAATAGTCATTTTACTTTTCTCCATTCATAAAAAAACCCGCCGATGGCGGGTCTGGGTTCGCGATGGCGAGTGCCTATGGCGCGATTACTTCGAGCAGGGATAGCCGGCGCTCTAGGGC